CTTTATAAATTAACGTTACTGCATTAACGCCTTGGTCTGCGTCATACGTTAATGTTACAGCGTAAGTTTTTTTCGAAAACTTACTTTCGGCAATGCATCTTCCAACGTAATCGTTAACTCTACGTTTGCGGCATTGCCAGCATTCGCGACACCCAACTTCCGTCCCATCATCTAATTTTACTGGTGCGATGCACATAATTTACTGCTGTTCCTGTAGTTTGGTGTCACTAAATGCATATCTTAACAAGGGTAGGGGATATCTGGTCGGCAAACGGAACTCCAATACTTGGAGTTTCCGTTCCGTTTGCCTATGTAAGTTATTCAACTTACTGTTTTTTATTTGATTTGGTCTTGCCAATTGTCTAGTTCCCAGTGTGCGGGATCGTAGAAATTCCAATCTCCGCCCCAATCTAATTTTATATTTCTTTTACGCGCTATTTCTTTGCCAACTGCTCCTATACAGTCCCATTCTTTTTTGCTTAATTGCCATGCGCGTGTAGCGTGAATTACATCCACGGCCATTCCATATTGGTGCGCACCAAATCCGGCAGATGCTTTGCTTCTGCCTTTGTCGTATAACTCTTGTTGTCGTTCTGCAGATCGTACAAATTCAAACGCTCGCAATGGTATATTGCGTCGCTTCATTGCTTTGGAAAATGCTTTCCAAAACTCGATTATATCAGGGTGTACCCCAACATAATCGTTTTCTGTTTGCTGAATTTTAACCCAGAGTGATTTTGATGCATTAGGTTCTGCTAATGATCTTGCCGCTTCTACGTGTGTTTTATGCACCAGTTCATCACGGTGCCAAAACTGGATACGGTCTATAAACCGTATCCAGCGTAGAAACTTACTCGGGGGTTTCTCCTGCATCTTCTGTTTCTGCCTCTTGTGGCGCTTCAACTACTGTTTCAGCTTCTGCTTTAATTTTTGCTACTTCTGCTCTTAAAGCTGATCTTTCAGCTTCTAATTGTGCATTACGTTGCGTTTCGTTGTGTTTCATAAATGCAACCATACGATCAAATTCAGTGCTGTTGTTTACACGTGGCTCAATAGACGTAAAACTTGGTTCATCGCTATTTTGTACTGACTGATCGATATCTGGTATATTTACAAATACACTTGCTGATTTTTCAGCTTTGATTTGCACATACGTTGTTGCGGGTGCTGTGTATTGAATTTCTGTTTTTCCGTTTGATGTTCCCACCAATACGGCGTCAGACATTTTGTTGTCGTTTGAGACCCATACTTCGATATTACTGTTTGCAGTAACTTCGAACTTTACATGTCTTGGTTTGCTTGATGCAAATTCAATTACATCACCCGCTTTTGCTTGTGACCATTTGCTTATATTGCCGTGTTTAATTCTGTTCATTTCATTTTCCTTTTTAAATTTATGCGGGGTAGGGGAGGACTACCCCGCATTTGATCACTTAACGATACGCGAGGAATCGACTTGTGAAGTGATTGTGTCGTAATCAGATGTTGCATCAGTTTCTTGTAGTCCTGCACCGAATACAGTGTTTCCTACGATTGACATGTCAGTAAGACATGTGATTTCAAAACTGTCTGATACTTGATCGGCAAATACTTTTTTGTGCAAACCGCTACATAAATAAAAGTCTTCATTTAATGTTGGGTTTGTTGACTCAGCCGTCCAAATTTTTGCGCGGTCTTCGTCAAATGCGTCATTTGCAGGGCGGTAATATTTACCACCTACATTTACCGCATCTTTTTGCCATTCATGGTTCAATGGTGCGTAACCAAATGTTCCATCTGGTGTTGCATGGTTTACGTCAGCGTGGTCATTTTTTACAACTGCCACTTTTTCTGGATCTAAAACATCAGACAGATAGTTTGGTAACGTATCTGGATCTGTTGTATATAAGAAATAATCTTTCTTACGTTCCCAAAGTTGTTCTGGCACTATTTCGGCAGTTATCATTATAACGCCGCCGGTATTCATAGCCGGTGTTCTAATTGACATGTCAATTGTTGCCATACCATTTGTTGCTGACTTGTCCAAGTTTGCGCCGTCTGTTGCATAACGTTGGTTAAATCCTATCATTGCACGTTGACGACCCAATAAAATTGGTTGCTTTAATGCTTCCTCAGGAACTCTAATTCCTGACATAAGCAAATCAATTACATGTTCGTCGTCTATGCCATCGTATTTTGCTCTTAATTTAGCAAATGCCGCTGTTTGTCGTGCTTGCTCAATGTCAGCTAATGACATTGTTGCGTTGCCGCCTGTTTGCAATTCTGCAAATATTTCATCAAATAAATAATTATCGCCTTCGTCAATAACTCCACCTATTTGTGCAGGTTTCCAAGCATATGAACTTGTTAGTGTATGATCTGCTTGTGCATCTCGTGGTCCATTGTTTGAGCTATGTGCATATCTTGATTTAATTGGTGCTTGGAATGTTAATCCTGATAATGAAACTTGTCCGTCAATCAAACTTTGATCATAATCAGGTACAATATTTTGCATACCGTTATTAATCCAAAACGCTTCTGCCAACTTATGATCAAAAGCGTTTCTTAACGGTAATGACTTAGACCGAGCTTTACGTCTATGATTAACAACCGCATTATAAGCTTCAACAACTGTAGTATTGATAACATCTCCCTGATGATGAATCCCCATAGTTTGATAAAACAAACTTGTATCATCATCATAATTAGCGGACGTATAATCACCTGTATCAATCGCCCTACTTTTCGTAGCACTCAAAATAGCTACAGACGTTTCATTCCAAGCCTTATTACTCTCAAAAAACGGTACTACACTTCCCGCAACACCGTTTTCCTTTTTATAACTTGCGTTCAATTCGTTCATTGATCCGTTAAAACGGTCAAATGCGAGCATTGGGACGAAATGTGCGTAAAGTGTTACGCCAACACCGTTCATTAACATTTCTGATGATTCCATCATTTCCACGTTCATGCGGATTTTACCGCTTTGCACGCCGTCTTCGCGGTGAAGCCATTCGTATTTCAACGGCAGGATTTTACCTGCGTCGCCTGACGTCAATACTCGACCTTTTGCAGATCGGCGCGATTTCTGTACAGCAATCGGGCTGTTTGGTATTAGTTCAGTCATTCTCATTTGCGTTTTCTCCTTGCAATGATTTTGGTTATAATTTTTCGTATTTTTTTACACTTGGCGCACATTTTATTTTCCAAAATATGCATCAAGATAATCAAAATCGTCTATTTTTGACGTTATGATTGTATCACTTGCTAAAGCTCCGTGATTTTCTTGATAACTTTTAGTTGCTTTGGATTTTAATTTATCAAAAGCACCTTTTGATAATAATCCAATTTTATTCCAAACCTTTGAACCCATATCAACATAAGATGTTGGGGTAGGTAATGGCACTCCTAATTTATTTGCAACTTCTGATGTTATTTGCATGCCTGCAGCTGTTGCTAATTCAATTGGGTTGTTACCTTCTGTAATTTCGTTGTTGGGAACTTTTGTTAATTTCCCATCATCACCCTTTACTTGTATAAAAGCGTCTTTAATTTCTAATCCACTTAATGGATCAATTCTTCGTCCGCCTTTATTTGGATTTGTTAATAAATCATGTGTTAATGCACCCGTATAACGTGTGTTAGCAATTGTACTTGCTAACTGTGCATCTTTCATTTTTTTATCGTAATTTGATTCAAGAATACTTGGTATTCCTTGTGCAAATGTACTAAAAAATGCCCCACTAGCTAAACCGCCAGATGGGCCTTTTGTACTACCTTGTCCGCCTGTTGCTCGTAGTACTGTTAATGGGTTAAACCCATTTTCTTCTGCTTCACGTCTTAATTTTTCCAAATCAAGATCGTTTGCGCCTTTCATTGCTTTAGAAGTTTTGTATGCTCCAAAAGCTTTTAAACCTAATGAAGCTATTTTTCCGTATAATGGTAAACCCATATTATATTGCTCCCGCGTTTAACAACGTATCCGAGAATAGGGCTAAACCCATTACTATTCCCGCTACTGTTGCTATAATGATGTCTTTTAATTTCATTTGATCCACCTCCGTGTTATGAGGTCGATCGATACTCCCGCTAAAGCGGTAAATCCCAAAACGATACTTTCAGTTGTTCCAACTGCTATTCCTGCGCCCGCAAGCGATGCGCCAAGCATAGTACCACATCTAGTGATAATCGGTTTTAGTATTTGTTTGATTAGTAGTAATTGCAATTTTTACTCCTTCTTATTTAGAAGGGTCTAACTGCTCAATGGCCGATAATATATATTATGTTACCATTATGAGACTCGTTGTGTTGACCCATACGTTTTTATAGCTTTGTACATTTGGGAATGTAAAGCACTTTTTTTAAAAATGTATCATTTTTTTACTTTTAACACCAAGGTACAAATGTTTTTTTAGACCCTGATCCCCCTGTAGGGGTGTTTTTCTTAGGTCTGTCCTTACACCTTATCCGCAGATCTCTGACCGTAAAGTTTTTCGGGGATTTTTTCCGCTTCGCTAGATCCCGTTCGGGAGGTGGTGCGGCTGTTCGCTCCCGTTGTTCAACGGGTGGACTGTATATTTCTATACCTCGTCCAATTCCGCGTACTGTACTTCGGCGTAGGTTCGCCGTCGTTGTATTTGTTGTCCTTGTTTTATTGTTTGTATTACTTCGGGTCTTTTTTCGTGCCATTCGTCATTCTCCGTCACTATATGTATGCCTGTTTTGTTTTTATTATCCCAATATGCTATTGGTATTCCGTCATACGTTGCTTCTACTAATTCTATATCTTTAAATATTCCGTCTCCTTGTCCTTCGATCCATGGTTCTACATATTTTACAGGTTGATAATGCAATCTTTCCGTTTGTTCTTCATTGAAATTATCTGAAAAGATCGGATTCCTTACTTTTCTATGCCCTAAATCTATTTCTTCGTAATCGATAGGATCTTCATAATTTAATGTTGTTATATCGTCGTAATAGTCTGTTACTAATTCCGATAACGGTTCATGGTCATATTTATCTTCCCATGTGTTGACAAAAGTTTCCATAAAATTTTCTCTTGTTTTTCCTTGCATCATAAACCCTTTTTCTCTGTTTTTATAATCCCTTACGTCTCCAAACTTATAGAAATATGTTTGTGGGACGAGGGCTTGTTCAACATATTGCTTCGCTAATTGTTGAAAAAACTCGTGGCCTAGTGGTGGTTTTTTGCTCATAGCCAAATGGCTATCACTTTGCCTTGATGTCTGATCTTTCAGAACATATTTTAGGCAATATTCAAAACCTTTCCAGTCCGGTTCTTGAAAATAACTGAAACCATGTTTCCAATATTTCCAATCTACCCTTTTGTTTGACGTCACTTCTGGCCAACTATCTTTAAAGAATAGTATTATATGCCAATGTGAGCGTCCTTTTGCACTTCCGTATTCTCCAGTGACTATGTAACGACATTTATGTTTTTTACGCAGTCTTTTGAGAAAATCCTGAACGTCTTTATAAATTAACGTTACTGCATTAACGCCTTGGTCTGCGTCATACGTTAATGTTACAGCGTAAGTTTTTTTCGAAAACTTACTTTCGGCAATGCATCTACCAACGTAATCGTTAACTCTACGTTTTCGGCATTGCCAGCATTCGCGACACCCAACTTCCGTACCATCATCTAATTTTACTGGTGCGATGCACATAATTTACTGCTGTTCCTGTAGTTTGGTGTCACTAAATGCATATCTTAACAAGGGTAGGGGATATATAGTCGGCAAACGGAACTCCAATATTTGGAGTTTCCGTTCCGTTTGCCTATGTAAGTTATTCAACTTACTGTTTTTTATTTGATTTGGTCTTGCCAATTGTCTAGTTCCCAGTGTGCGGGATCGTAGAAATTAAAATCTCCGCCCCAATCTAATTTTATGTTTCTTTTACGCGCTATTTCTTTGCCGACTGCTCCTATACAGTCCCATTCTTTTTTGCTTAATTGCCAAGCGCGTGTGGCGTGAATTACATCCACGGCCATTCCATATTGGTGCGCACCAAATCCGGCAGATGCTTTGCTTCTGCCTTTGTCGTATAACTCTTGTTGCCGTTCTGCAGATCGTACAAATTCAAACGCTCGCAATGGTATATTGCGTCGCTTCATTGCTTTGGAAAATGCTTTCCAAAACTCGATTATTTCAGGGTGTACCCCTACATAATCGTTTTCTGTTTGCTGAATTTTAACCCAGAGTGATTTTGATGCATTAGGTTCTGCTAATGATCTTGAGGCTTCTACGTGTGTTTTATGCACCAGCTCATCGCGGTGCCAAAACTGGATACGGTCTATAAACCGTATCCAGCGTAGAAACTTACTCGGGGGTTTCTCCTGCATCTTCTGTTTCTGCCTCTTGTGGCGCTTCAACTACTGTTTCAGCTTCTGCTTTTATTTTTGCTACTTCAGCTCTTAATGCGGCTCTTTCGGCCTCTAGCTGTGCGTTGCGTTGTGTTTCGTTGTGTTTCATAAATTGAACCATACGATCAAATTCAGTGCTGTTATTTACGCGGGGCTCAATAGACGTGAAACTTGGTTCATCGCTATTTTGTACTGATTGATCTACATCTGGTATATTTACAAATACATCAGCTGATTTTTCAGCTTTAATTTGCACAAAGGTTGTTGCTGGCGCTGTGTATTGAATTTCTGTTTTTCCGTTTGATGTTCCCATCAATACGGCGTCAGACATTTTGTTGTCAGTTGCAACCCAAATTTCAACATTACTATTTGCAGTAAGTTCAAATTTAACGTGTCTTGGTTTGCTTGATGCAAATTCAATTATTTGGCCTGCCTTTGCGGCTGACCATTTTGTTGTGTTGCCGTGTTTAATTCTGTTCATTTCATTTTCCTTTTTAAATTTATGCGGGGTAGGGGAGGGCTACCCCGCATTTTATCACTTAACGATACGCGAGGAATCGACTTGTGAAGTGATTGTGTCGTAATCAGAAGTTGCATCTGTTTCTTGTAGTCCTGCACCGAATACGGTGTTTCCTACAATTGACATATCTGAAAGACATGTGATTTCAAAACTGTCTGATACTTGATCTGCAAATACTTTTTTATGCAAATTTGAACAAAGATAGAAATCTTCGTTTAAACTCGGCGAAGTTTGCTCAGCCGTCCATATTTTTGCACGGTCTTCGTCAAATGCGTCATTTGCAGGGCGGTAATATTTACCACCTACATTTACCGCATCTTTTTGCCACTCATGATTGAGTGGTGCATATCCAAATGTTCCATCTGGTGTTGCATGGTTTACGTCAGCGTGGTCATTTTTTAGAACTGACACTTTTTCTGGGTCAAGCACATCACTCAGATAGTTGGGTAACGTATCTGGATCTGTTGTGTATAAGAAATAGTCTTTTTTACGTTCCCATAATTGTTCTGGCACAATTTCTGCTGTTATCATTATAACGCCGCCAGTGTTCATTGCAGGTGTTCTAATTGACATATCAATTGTTGCCATACCGTTTGTTGCTGATTTATCCAAGTTTGCGCCATCTGTTGCATAACGTTGGTTAAATCCTATCATAGCACGTTGACGACCCAATAGAATTGGTTGCTTTAATGCTTCTTCAGGTACTCTTATTCCTGACATAAGCAAATCAATCACATGTTCGTCGTCTATTCCATCGTACTTTGCCCTTAATTTAGCAAATGCGGCTGTTTTCTTTGCTTGTTCAATGTCAGCAAGTGACATTGTTGCATTTCCGCCTGTTGTTAACTCTGCGTATATATCATCAAATAAATACATATCACCTTGATCAATTACAGATGTACCAACTTGTGCAGGCGCCCAAGTTGCACTATCCAATGCTCCATTTGCTGATGCATCTGCAACAGCTGTTGTACTTCTATGTGCATGTGTTGCTTTTATTGGTGCTTGAAATGTTAAACCAGCAAGTGTTACTTGTCCGTCAATTAAGTTCTGATCATAATCAGGTACTATATTTTGCATACCGTTATTAATCCAAAACGCGTCAGCTAAAGAATGATCAAATGCATTTCTTAATGGCAAAGATTTTGATCTTGCTTTTCGTCTATGATTAATAATTGCATTATAAGCTTCAACAGGTGTTGTGTTTAAATTTGTTGATTGAGTATGTATACCTAATGTTGAATAAAATTCTTGATAATATGATTTTCCTTCAAATGCAGCAACTTCAGTATCCATTACATTTGGAGTTGTCATTGTAGTTACAACTTGATGTCTATGATGCCAATATTTATTCTTTTCAAAAAATGGGACTACACTTCCAGCCGCTCCATTTTCTTTTTTATATGATCGGTTTAATTCGTCCATTGATCCGTTAAAACGGTCAAATGCAAGCATTGGGACGAAATGTGCGTAAAGAGTTACGCCAACACCGTTCATTAACATTTCTGATGTTTCCATCATTTCAACGTTCATGCGGATTTTGCCGCTTTGCACGCCGTCTTCACGGTGAAGCCATTCGTATTTCAACGGCAGGATTTTTCCTGCGTCGCCTGATGTCAATACTCGACCTTTTGCAGATCGGCGCGATTTCTGGACAGCAATCGGGCTGTTTGGTATTAGTTCAGTCATTCTCATTTGCGTTTTCTCCTTGCAATGATTTTGGTTATAATTTTTCGTATTTTTTTACACTTGGCGCACATTATGGAAATAATTCTTCCATAATTTTTTGCTGTTGTAATATTGGTGTAACTAATATTTTTTCGTTACGGTTAAATCCGATTGATTTTTCAAATGATTGTAATTTTGCATCTAATAAACCGCCAAATGAATTTGACTTTTGTTTAACAACTTTCTTAATCTGATTAATTACTTCGTCTGCAATTTTATCATTTTTAATCCTGATCGGATCTTTCTTATTATTAATTCTAGATTGGTTTATATTTTGTATTGTTGCCAATACAGTTTCATAATCACCTCCATGTTGTGCAATATATTGAGTTGCCACCATAGCGGCAGAACTCATTGCTTCATTTGCTGAATTTTCTAATAATTCTGGATTAGCAACCCTAAATTCTGGCATAACACCAGTTGGGTCATAAACATTAACTGTTGATGGTATATCAGTAATATCTCGTTGTTTTTCTAATAACTGCTTATTTTGCAAATTAATATTTGTTAATTGTGCTTGTTTCATTTTTTTATTGTAATTTGCTTCAAGTATACTTGGTATTCCTTGTGCAAATGTTTGAAAAAATGCCCCACTGGCTAATTTGCCAGATGGGCCTTTTGTACTACCTTGACCGCCTGTTGCTCGTAGTACTGTTAATGGGTTAAACCCATTTTGCTCTGCTTCGCGTCTTAATTTAGCTAAATCTAAATCATTTGCTCCTTGCATAGCTTTTGCTGTTTTTCGTGCGCCAAATGCGCTTAATGCGGCGGATCCAATTGCGCCCCAGATTGCACTCATATTATATTACTCCCGCATTTAACAATGTATCCGAGAATAGGGCTAAACCCATTACTATTCCCGCTACCGTTGCTATTATGATGTCTTTTAATTTCATTTAATCCACCTCCGTGTTATGAGGTCGATTGATACTCCCGCTAGTGCGGTAAATCCCAAAACGATACTTTCAGTTGTACCAACTGCTATTCCTGCGCCCGCAAGCGAAGCGCCAAGCATAGTACCACATCTAGTGATAATCGGTTTTAGAATTTGTTTGATTAGTAGTAATTGCAATTTTTACTCCTTCTTTTATAGAAGGGTCAAAACGCTCAATGGCCGATAATATATATTATGATACCATTATGAGACTCGTTGTGTTGACCCATACGTTTTTATAGCTTTGTACATTTAGGAATGTAAAGCACTTTTTTTAAAAATGTGTCATTTTTTTACTTTTAACACCAAGGTACAAATGTTTTTTTTGACCCTGACCCCCCTGTAGGGGTGTTTTTCTTAGGTCTGTCCTTACACCTTATCCGCAGATCTCTGACCGTAAAGTTTTTCGGGGATTTTTTCCGCTTCGCTAGATCCCGTTCGGGAGGTGGTGCGGCTGTTCGCTCCCGTTGTTCAACGGGTGGACTGTATATTTCTATACCTCGTCCAATTCCGCGTACTGTACTTCGGCGTAGGTTCGCCGTCGTTGTATTTGTTGTCCTTGTTTTATTGTTTGTATTACTTCTGGTCTTTTTTCGTGCCATTCGTCATTCTCCGTCACTATATGTATGCCTGTTTTGTTTTTATTATCCCAATAACATATTGGTATTCCGTCATACGTTGCTTCTACTAATTCTATATCTTTAAATATTCCGTCTCCTTGTCCTTCGATCCATGGTTCTACATATTTTACTGGTTGATAATGCAATCTTTCGTACAGTTCTTCGTCCGTGTACTCTATTTCCGTTATATCGTCGTAATAATCTGTTACTAATTCCGATAACGGTTCGTGAGAGTATTTATCCTCCCACTCGTTGACAAAAGTTTCCATAAAATTTTCTCTTGTTTTTCCTTGCATCATAAACCCTTTTTCTCTGTTTTTATAATCCCTTACGTCTCCAAACTTATAAAAATATGTTTGTGGGACGAGGGCTTGTTCAACATGTTGCTTCGCTAATTGTTGAAAAAACTCGTGGCCTAGTGGTGGTTTTTTGCTCATAGCCAAATGGCTATCACTTTGCCTAGATGTCTGATCTTTCAGAACATATTTCAAGCAATATTCAAAACCCTTCCAGTCCGGTTCTTGAAAATAACTGAAACCATGTTTCCAATATTTCCAATCTACCCTTTTGTTTGACGTCACTTCTGGCCAACTATCCTTAAAGAATAGTATTATATGCCAATGTGAACGTCCTTTTGCGCTACCGTATTCTCCGGTAACGATGTAACGACATTTATGTTTTTTACGCAGTCTTTTGAGAAAATCCTGTACGTCTTTATAAATTAACGTTACTGCATTAACGCCTTGGTCTGCGTCATACGTTAATGTTACAGCGTAAGTTTTTTTCGAAAACTTACTTTCGGCAATGCATCTTCCAACGTAATCGTTAACTCTACGTTTTCGGCATTGCCAGCATTCGCGACACCCAACTTCCGTACCATCATCTAATTTTACTGGTGCGATACACATAATTTACTGCTGTTCCTGATGTTTGGTGTCACTAAATGCATATCTTAACAAGGGTAGGGGATATCTGGTCGGCAAACGGAACTCCAATACTTGAAGTTTCCGTTCCGTTTGCCTATGTAAGTTATTCAACTTACTGTTTTTTATTTGATTTGGTCTTGCCAATTGTCTAGTTCCCAGTGTGCGGGATCGTAGAAATTCCAATCTCCGCCCCAATCTAATT